CGTCCCCTGGGATGGGGTGGACGGGGCTGTAGGACCCACCGCACCGCCGATCCCAGAGTCCGGACTACCCACTGGTTGGGCGGGCGGCTGCAATATATCAAAGCTGCTGATCGTTGGCCCGCCTGTATCGTTAATCGGCAGTTCCATCGGCACGTCGGACATCTGCGGGGTGAACGGGGCGGCAAAACCACCACCACCTTTCCCGGCAAGGATGTCTGCGAAGTCCGCTGTGGTGGCCGACGTGAAGCGGTCTTGTGCATCTGGGTCGGTGCGCGGATCTCGCGGCGTTCTGGAATCCGGCAGCCGGTCATCCTCACCAGAGGCGAAAGCCGATTCTGGAATGTGCGGCGCATGTTCAGACAGTGGGCTTGTAAAGACGCCGGTGGCGCCACCCATGAGGCCGCCGATAACTCCTGCGCGCGCAAGACGATCCAGCGCGTCGGCGAGCGTCACGCTCTTGTCGAAGAGCCCCATGTCGAGGCCAATGTCGATGGCCTCGGTAATCATCTCCGAGCCCTTCTCACTCAACGCGGTGCCGATGATGTGACCGCGCTTGCCGCCGGCCCAGCTGCCCAGCAACTTCTGCATCGCTGATCTGCCGGTGGCGGTCTTCAGTGCCACTTCCAGCACGCCGGCTTCCGGCACGACTTCAGCGGCTGTCTGTGCGAGTGAACCGAAGAGGGCGGTCGTGTCGTCGTAACCCTGGTTCTTCAAGTCCGCGTACTGTTCGGGCATGGTCAGGGCGCCCATCGTCGCCAAACCCGCCTCCGGGCCTCCAATCATGCCGGCCACGAGAGCCGGCGCCATGTCGGCGATGAACGAATTCGCCGAGTCGAACAGCAACGCCTTGCCTTCCCATTCGCTGCGGAAATGCGGGCGGATGCGCTGAAGTTCGGCGGCAACGTCCTGTCGCTCCTTCGCCAGCGCTTCGAGGCGCGCATCCTGTTCGGCGATCAGTGCGCGGTTTTCTTCCTTGAAGTGATCGAGCGTGCCTTCCTGCTTCATCTTCAAGATGTCGTATAGCGGCGCGACGAAGTCCGAGACCGAGGTCCCCGCGCGTGCGGCCGCTTCCTGCACCAGCGGATTTTCCGGGATGCCCTCGAAGGGATCGCCCGCCGGCGCCATCGCCTTGTTCTTCTGATAAAGGTCCCACGCATCCGGGAGCACTTCGGCTTGCCAGAACTTCAGGCGCGCGTCCTGCGAGGCGACCAGCTCCTTCGCGCCGACCCACTTCATTTGATAGCGGCCGCCGACAGTGCCGGGGATCGCTGAGAGCGTGTCGCCGAGGTCCGCGTAGGGGCGAGTGTCGGGGACCATCTGCGGCCTAGCGCCCGCCACTTCGATTTCCGGGAGCGGATGGCGCTGCCCAGGTTCTGACAGCTTCGGCCCCAAGCGCCGATCAGTTAGGAGCGCGTTGGAGAAATCGCGTGGCCCTTCACTCGGAGCACCGAGCGCCGCCACCTTGCTTTGAATGTCGGCCTCTTGCTCCGGCGACATCGGCGCGGAGCGGCGCGGCGGCGTATCGCGCGGGCCAAAGATCGCGGAGAGGTCTTCGGCGTTGAAGGTGTGAAGCGGCGGCGCCAGCACGCCACTCCCAGGTTCCGGTCGATCAAGGTTGAGCGGACCACCCCAAGATGGCGGCTCTTCCATGGGCAAGTCCCCTGACGGCCCCAGGCCGCTGCGATCTTCCGGCAGCGCGTACTCTCTCGCTTGATCTTCGTGCAACTGCTTGGCGTAGGCGGTTGCGGCCTCCGGCGTATCGAATATGCCGAGATGTTTGCCATTGCGTTTGTAGAGGGCAATGACCTGTGCGTCAGTCAGGTTCTCGCCGGTGTCGCTTATCGTTGGCAGCAACACCTCGCGCCCATCGAACTCGAATGACTTCGAGCGCACGGTGCTGTATGTGCCGTCCGGGTTCTGCACGCGCGGGCGGTTATGAAGGTCTATGTTGCCGGGCACAATCGGTTTCCCGACTTCGCCAAAATCAACCGTTGCCGCCCACGGGTCAGCGGATGAGTCCTGCGGCTCGTCGTATTCGACGGCATCAGCCCATGGGTCGCGATCTGTCACCGGCCGGGTCCTTTGGATCGTCCAACGCGACCCATCGGGTCAATGATCCAGGTGCCCTTTTTCAGTTTCGCCGCCTCCGCTGGCGTCTTGACCGGGATGGGAGAAGAGGCCGATTTCCCGGTCGGCGCGCCACCCCGAGGCACGCGAGACGGAGTGCGCGCAGCTGGTGACGGTGGCGGAATCGGCAGTGCATCCGTTTCCGCGCTCGCAGCGGCGCGCGATGCGTTCTCCATGTCGGTCTCAGGATCGCCGGCGCCTGGGATCGCGTCACTCATGTTGCGCGCGCCATCGGCGGCCGGCTGGGTAGTTTGGCTGGCCGATCCGCTGCCAAATGCAGGTAGCGGCGCGTTGAAGTCGGGCGTGAGGTAGTTGTCATCGCCACCGAAATCAAAAAACCCGCGCTTTCTCTGGTAGACGCCACCGGGGAAGCGCGTATCCCAGATGCGCGAGAGGCTGGTCGCGTAGTTGTGGGTGTTACGCGAAGTGTCGTCAGCCACTTCGTCGAACATCCTGTAAATCGCGGCATCGTCCATCTTCTTTCCGGTTGAGCCGATCCGCTGATAGATGCCGCTCATGATCGCCTTGCCGATAGCAGGCGTGAGTGTCATCACGTTGCCGCCGCCGCCGTCACTGTCGGCCTTGGCGTTGCGCGCGTTGATTTCATCCAAGTGTTGCTGCCCTTGGATGTACAAGTATTGGAGCCGCCGCTCCCATTCCGCCTCGTCTCTTTGGGTCGTGAAGTCGCGGGTTTTCTCGTTCTCGCCGGCTTGGAAGCCCTGGTTCGCTCGCAACCTTTCCATCGCGGCGGCGTCGGCGTCGGCCTTGAACCGCGTCTTCGCCTCGAATGCCGCACTCAACGGGCCGGCGACGCTCTCGGCCTCACTGACGTACTTCGGGTTGGTCGAGACAACTTTGGCTATCAGGCCGGCAGCCGCTGCGCGGGTCGCCTCAAGGTCTGGCTTTCCATCGGCGCCGAGTACGGGGTGCTCATACAACTGCGCAAGTTCGCCGAGGTATCCTGACGATTCAGCATCTTTCGCGCGGTCGGTCGCCTCGTTCTGGGCCTTCGTCTTTTCGTAGTCGAATTCCCAAGCGGCCTTTTGCCGCTCGAACAACTTGTCCCGGTCGGGCGGGGCGAGGGCTGTCGCCAAACTGCGCGCCGCGTCAGCGATCCACGGGGAGTTGTAATAAAAGTTAGGTGCGGTAGCCATGATGATTTCCTTACGGCACTCCGAACTTCGCGTTGTGTTTAATCATCTTGGCGAATGCCCACGGATCGAACGCCGAGCCGCCGGCAGCTCCCGCGCCCACATCAGCGGCGCCCACATTCGCATTGATCCCTTGATTGACTACGTTGGCGCCGGTGCCCTTGGCAAGCGCCCAGGGCGACATGATTGCGGCCGCAAGCTTCATCACGTCACCGGCCGTCGCCCAATCGCGGCCTGCCATGTTGGCTTTCTGAAGCAACGCCGGCAGCACATTCTGTTGCCACCCTTGCGTGAATCCGGCTTGCTGGCCGATGTCCTGCGCGTTGCGACCGGCGGTCAAGTTGTTGCCGAGCATCACATCACCGAACGCACTCAGTTTGCCGAGCGCCGCATGGTGCGCACTCTCCTGGGCCTGTGCGCGGGCGTTGGCATCCTTCAGCCCTTCCACCATCAGCGTCGATGACTGCGGTGCTTCGAGACCTAAGAACTTCTGGCCCTGCGGGGTGGCGACAGGGGCGGCGATCTTCGCGCCGCCGGTCGCAAGCTCCGCAGCTCGCGCGGCCTCCTGCTCTCGCGTCTTGCCGTAGGTCTCCGCCGTATTCTGCGCAGCGGCCTCGGATTGTTTCTGCTGCGCGGTGCGACGAAGGCGCTCTTCCTCCATCACCTTGCCGCGTTCCTTGTTGGTCTTGTGCTGTGCTACCGCGCTCGCGCCGGTGCCGGCGACCATCAGCGCAAGCATTGCCCATGTCAGCGGGTCCATATGTCAGCCCCCCGGTACGTTGCGTGAGTAGGTGTTGCGCGCAGTCCAGCCCGGGATGCGCCCCCACACGTTGTATTTCGCCTGTCCGTAGCGCTCAAGATCCGCCTGGGTTGCAAGGCCGGCGGAAAGATCGGTAAACACTTGCCCCAGCATCGGCATTGCCGGAGCGTCGTAGTTGGCCTTGATCGCGGCGGCTGCATTGGCGAATGCGGCCTGACTATCGGCGGTCTGATTCAACTGGTTGAGCGCGGTATTTTCGGCGTATGCCACGTCCTGCTTGCGCTGGTTCTGAAAGCCGATGCCTCGCTGCGTGACTTCGTTCTCGGCGCGCAACTGCGCTTTAGGTAATTCCGTGCCTTCGCGGCGAATCGCTGTGCTTGAAGAGCCGAGACCGGCGCGCAGCAGCGCGGCCCGCAAGTTTCGGCTCGCGACCTTGAACTGTTGCTGCACGTCGGGCATGTACGCCTTCTTCACTGCGTCCATGAGTCCGGCGTAATAGCTGTCATTGAATGTGTTGCCGAAGTTGCGACGAATGGTCGTCGTGCCTTCCTTGATTCGTAGCTGCCGCGCCTCTTCTTCTTGGCGCGCACGCTTCGCCTCCTTTCCTGCGCCTCCGTCACCGAATGACATCGTCCAACTCCTTTGCGTACTCGATGCCGCGCAGCTCGTAGCCCAAGCGCGGCGCGACGCGCAGAAACGCTTGTCGTCGCGAATAGAAACGTATGTGCCGCGCACCACCCATGCGCGCGAACATTTCAAGATGCGGGTGCAGGCGCGCCTGCGCGTCGCCACCCTGGTTCCACGCAAGATAAATGAATAGTTCGATCTCCCCATCGTGGTACGGGGACTGATCGAAGCGCACGATGAAAAACGCGGCGGGGTCTGCCGCGTCGACCAGCAACACCGCAAGATCGTTATCAAGAAGTTTGCGAACGCCGGCGATGTCCCAGTCCTGTTCCGGGTGCATGGCGTGCAACGCTTCGAGCCCAGGCAGAATGTTCGGCCACACCTCCCGGTGATCGGGGAGCACGAATCGCGCACGCTTCGCGGCGTCAATCCGCTGTGCTGTCTGAGAAATGCAGGGCTGCATTGCCGATTCTCGCGGGGCCGATGTAGGTGGACTTGAGTTCCAGCGACAACGCCGGTGACTCGCCGTTGATTGCGATCTTCTGCTGCGCGTAGGTGCTCTTGGTAAGGTTGGCTAACGAATCGAACGCGGTTGGCACGGTCGGATCGAACGAGCCGCGCACCGCCCAGGTTCCAAGAATCGCCAGATCGATGCCGGTCCAGTTCTTGAGCGTCGCGGGCTTCCCGCCATCGATGTACGGCACACGCGCCAGCGCTTCGGTGTCGTCGTACTCATCGCCGTCTTCGCCACCATAAATCACGATGTTGTCTCCGGAGCGCCAGTACACGCTGTTGTCCGAAGAGACCATGTAATCGACCGGGGCCGTCGTCGCGTCGTAGTACGTCCATGCCGAGATGCGGCTTGAAGGGTAGTAGGTCAGCACAAAAATTCGGTCGAACAGTGCCATCCACAGCCGCCCGCTTCGCGGCTCCACGATTCCCCAGACGTTGTATTTTTTCTGGTCGTCTGTGAGCGAGGTAATTTTCGCGCGCACGAGGTCATCGATAAGGTTGCCGATGTCTGCGGCAAACGACTGTTCGGATGAGTCGCGGGCGCGAAGCGAGCGCACGCCGCTGACATCGAGATACATGACATCGCTCGCCCCATAGGGCACGACGCTGTGCGCGGCGAAGGTGCCGGTGCCGTGCAGCGCCTGCTTCTTGGTGTCACCGTCTGGGTTACCGATTTCAATGTGCCAGACGAAAATGTGACGCGTGCCAAAAACGGCTAGGTCTCCGCCGTAGTCGCCCATCGAAATCAAATTTGGTGCGTGATTGGCCAGCGTCGAATGATCGATGGTGCCGGCGGTCGTCTCACTGCCGAACCACGTAGCGGGGTCTTCGGTAGCCGAGAAGTTGAGAAACGTGCCGCTAACGGAAAAGATTCGCTTGTTGTGCGCGAGCGCGAAAGTTCCAACCTCAATCGGGCCTCCGGGCGCCGGCGGCGGCGGTGGCGGGCCGGGCGGCGGCGGCGGCACCACGACGCCACCTGAAAACACGTAGGGCGGAGTCGCGGGATTTTCGATGCGCATCGAACTCGTCTTGAATTCGATTTTCCAGCCGTTGTAGGCAGTCCCAGGCACGTCCACCCAAAAGAGCACTTGACCGGGAGTTCCGCTCGCCGCCTGGGCGTCGACTTTCGGCGTCGTGGTGAAAGAGTTGACTGCTTCCATCATCGCGGTGGCGATGCGCGCAGCGCCCAAGGTGCCAGGCGAGTAATCGAGTGTGATGTCGCCGACTGGCTTGCCGCCGCTGGTGCCGGTCTCCGGCATCAGCATAAAGGCGTCGATGGTGCCGGTGGGGCCGAAGTTGTACGTGGTGGAGGGTGCGACCAGATAGATCGCGTAGATGTGCATGTGGGTCGGCGGCGTACCACTTAGATAGATGGCCGGAAAAAACATGACCGTCGTCTGCGGCTTGTTGGCCGGCGTGGAAGGTGGCGGCGTGACCGGGCCGCCGCCGTCCGGGTCTTCCACGGGCTCAGGCGGCGGGATCAGCAGCAGCGTGTCTTTCCAAAAGTGATAGACATGCCCATCGACAAACTTCGCGACCACGTACAGGTCGCCCATGAACTCTTCCACCGACAGAATCCGTTCGAGCGGGGAGTCGTCCGGATCGTAGACGTAGTGATAGACGGTGCCAGCTGGCAACCCTACGGGCGGTGTCGGCGAGTCGCCCCAGGTGTGATAGACGCGCCCTTCGGTGACGTAGAACCCAATGGTCTCCGGCGGCAGCGTGTCCGCCACCACAAACGCGGCGCGCTTCTCGATTTCACCGCCCAAGGTGATGTGGCAGTCGCGCCCGTCGAGAAGCGCGCCGGCCTCGGTCGTGTCGATCAGTCGACGAGTGTCGATGCCGCGCTCGAACGACTTGACGACCGTGTAGCCCATTAGAGGATCGACAACCGATAGTTCTCGCCATCAACGAAGCCGGCGTGTCGCCCGATCCAAGTCCATTGGGTGGCGCCGGCGCCCGTGGTGTAGACGGCATCCACCGACTTGAACACCTCACCGTTGACGGTGATCTGTGTGAAATGATCTTGCGGCAGAGCGCCTAACAAGTTGATGAGGAAATCGCTTTCCGTTGGCCCGTTGTAGTCGAACAGATGGCGGATCTCTGCGCCGCCCACGGCCGCCGGCGATACAAGGCCAACATCAATCGGCAGCGCAACCAAGTGCCCGCGAAAGCCCACGTATGGGCCGTTGATTGAGGCATCGAGCGAATACGGCAGCCCCAAGGGCGCTGGCGATGGCGGTGGCGATCCGCCGCCACCCACCGACCACGGCACCGGGTGCGCAAACACTTCGACGCTCTTTTCCTGTTGAAGCTGTTCGCCGTTCAAGTTGAAGCTGCGGTTCTTTTCCTGATTGCCGCGCAGTTTCATGTACAGCGCATTGGCCGCCTGAAGTTTTACCTGCGCATCGTCCTTGCGGTCGCGCATCAGGATTTCGGCGGCCGCGAACAACACGATCAGGTCTCCGTCGAGGTCGCAGCGATCAGAGTCGTTGTTGAGCGGCCGCAGGAAGCGAATGCCGGTCAAGCGGAAATTGCCCTCCAAAGATCCACCAACCTCGCCGGAGTCCGAGGGCAGCGGCCACACTTCGATCATGCCGCGATTGTCGGGAGTGCCGGCGGTGTCGGCCGGGTCTTCGGTGATGTCCCAGTTACGAATGGGCCAGGATCGTTCGTTATCCCTCGGGTCGTAAACTGAATACTGGCGTTCATCGATGCCAAACACGAGCGGCAACCACTGCCCACCGAACTTCACTTCCGCCGCGTCGATGCGCTCGTAAGGTAGATCAGTCGGGGCGTTGTACATCCGCTGACCGGCGTTCACCTGTATGTCGCGCGAGACGCGCAGGTGCATCCAGTCCCAATCGGACCACAGGCGGCGCTGGGTGCGCTTCAGCACCTGCACCAGCGATTCGCGGTTGTTGATGCCGTGAGCAGCGTTCTGGCTGTAGCCGCACTCCGCTTTCAGGTCGCTCAACAACTCGCCGAGCGTTTGGCCACGCATTTCACGCGCTCTTCGCGCTGACGGCGTAGGGCGCCGCAGCCTCCTGCGCTTTCAGCAGCGCGGAGTTGAGCCCGAGCTGGTCGATGCGCATCGGGAATGCGGGGCCTGGGAAGTCGCGCCAGATGTTCTGAACGCGGTCTGGATAGCCCGGGTAGAGCGACTTCAATCGCGTGATCTCTTCGGCGGGTTCGCGCTTCACTTCACCCGTGGGTTCGATCTGGATAACCGAGTCCACGCCGTGCAGCGCCTGCAAGAGCAGGATTTCCGCCGGCGAAAGGCCGACCTTCCAGACCATGTTGTTGCGGTCGCCGGTGAGCGCCACCAGTGCGTTTAGTTGCTGCATAGCTATGCCCTCGCGTTAGAAGCAGGGGGGCGAGCTGCCCCCCTTCGTTTCAAGTCACCTGAAACAGTGCGTGACAGTTGAGCTGATCGGCGACGAGCTGGCCGGTGTAGGTGCGCGCCTTGAACAGCGCATACACATCGTGCGGCCGGGCCGGCGCGTGATCCTTGCCCCACTCCTGTTCCATCGCGTAG